GCAAGGACCAAGCCCTAGTGCACCTGGTTCAAGCCCTAAGCTTAATCAACCACAGGCAGCAGGTTCTGGTAAGTTTCAGAAGCCTAGCCCTAGTCCTGCACCTAGAAGAGCTACTCAGCCTAAGAAACCTGAAGCTCCTAGCAGCACTTCCCCTGCAAGACCTAAGACAGACAAGGCACCTGCCACTAACACAAGAAAACCAAGTGTACCTTCTAAAGCACCTGGTGGAACAAGAGGTAGATACACAGGTGGTCGTGGTCGTAAGAAGCCTAAGACAATGGATAAGAGCCTAGTGAGGGAGCGTCCTAACATGCCTCCTAAGCCAAAGACTAGCAGACCTGCTCTTCTCAGAGATTCTGCACGTCCTTCAGCACCAGAGATTGATAAGGATTCATTAAAGCCAGTAGAGCAGGAAAAGAGAAGTCCTTCTACACGTACATCTCCTAAACCTCCTAAGAAGCAGGAGGGTCCAAGCAAAAGAGGAAAGCCAACTAAGACTAAGAAGGTGTCACCAGGTTCTTCACCTAGACCTAAGTTGCGTCCTGATACAAAAACTACCAAGAAGACCACTAAGCCTAAAACAGATCCTTTAAAGGGTTGGTCAGATTCAAGACGTAAAGCACTTGGTTCTGATAAGATTGGTAAGGACGCAGGTGATGGTATGGTCTGGATTGTTATGGGTAACTCAAATGGTCTTACCAGAGTTAAACCAAGTGATCCAAGGGTAGCAGAACAGAAGAGGTTAAAGAAATTCTTATGATGAGACTACAAGGCGATAAAGTCCTTGGTCCTCGTGGAGATGTTCTTGCTCAGAAGATTCGTGGAACTTGGCATACTAAAGAAGCTAAAGTCCTAGAATTTATCAAAGAGCAAGAAGCTCCTGCGAAGAAAAAGGCACCCAAGAAAAAAGCTAAGAAAGTAGAAGAAGAGTTGGTAATGGAACGTGCTCGTGATGAGAACGGTCACTTCATTGCTGATGACCCTGATACTGAAGTCAACGAGGCTTGGGTAGTTAAAACAATCAAGAAGGTCACTAAGAAGAAATGACACAGTACAGTATTGGTAAACCTGCTCGTAGAAAGTCTGTGTACGGTCACAACAGTGGCACGACAGCAGAGGACGTGTATGTTTGCCCTGCTAACTGTACAGCAGAAGTTACGTACATTCTTGTAGCTAATGGTGATAGTGCAACTAACAGTGTTACTATCCAGTGGTACGTAGCAGCAGATGCTTACACGTCACACTTCTTAAACGATAAAAGTTTAGCTGGTAATGGCTACCATGAGTTCTCTACGATTGACCTTGTGCTACAACCTGGTGATAAGATTCAGGTAGTTCCTACAGCAGCAGGACACATTGATTCTATCGTTACCGTAACTGAGACCTTTGTGCCTATCGGGTAGCGGGGTTGCATTTTTTATAGTAGTGTGATATAACTATATACATATAACTAATCTCCATAAGGTCAAGAGACCTGACTTAACCATATGGAGATACTACTATGAAAAAATTCTTTGAAAGACTAATTGAAGCAAGACAAGCACAAGCTAACGCACGTATCGCTGAGATGCACCTCTGGAGAATGTCAGACAGAGAACTTAACGATCTAGGTATTGGTCGTGGCGACATCAAAAGAATCGTGAGAGAAGGTAAAGTCTAACTAGTCTTTGGGAGGAGGCGAATGGACCCAGTTACTATAATTAGTGGGGCCACTGTTGCCTTTAACGCCCTGAAGAAAGGCTTTGCTATTGGTAAGGATCTGCAAGATATGTCTAGCCAACTAACACAGTGGGCAGGGCATATGGCAGATCTAGGCCAAGCTGAAAAGCAAATTAAGAACCCCCCTTGGTGGAAATCTTTAGGAGGTTCTGTTGAAGCAGAGGCTATGGAAGTTTTTGCTGCGAAGCGTAAAGCGGAGTCTATGCGCAAAGAGTTAAAAGACTATATAAGTTTCACGATGGGTCCATCTGCTTGGGATGAGCTAGTAGCTATCGAAGGAAAGATACGAAAGCAAAAGAAAGAGCAAGAGTATCGTAAGGCTGAACTACAAGAAGCCATAATCACTTGGACTGTAACAAGTCTTCTTTTATTAATAGGTTTTGGTTCTTTCGGATTTATACTATACATGGTGACATGATACAAAAAGTAGGTAATAAGTACTACGCATACGATAAAAATGGAAAAATACTTATTATCACAACCTATAAAAGAATAGCTGAGAATATTAACAGGAAAGCAAATGGCAAGAAATCTAACAGAAAAACAGCAAAAGTTTCTTGATGTCCTCTTTGATGAGGCCAAAGGAGATCCTGTTGCAGCTAAGAAACTTGCAGGTTACGCTGAAGGTGTTTCTACATCAGGTATAGTTAATGCCTTGACAGATGAGATTGCAGAGCTTACAAAGAAGTTCATAGCACAATCGTCTACTAAGGCTGCATATACTATGTTCTCTGTTATGGCTGATCCCACAGACCTAGGTGTAAAAGAAAAGATGTTAGCAGCTAAAGACATTCTAGATCGTGCAGGATTCACAAAAACAGATAAAGTAGAAGTAAAAGCTTCAGAGCCTTTATTTATTCTACCAGCGAAAGAAGATGAGTAAGAGAGCTTCAACTGCAGATCACCCAACCAAAGTAGACTGGCAGATACCACTAAGAGGGGAAAACGGAGAGTGGTATCCTGTTATAAGAGTAGGAAGACACGTCCCATTTGGGTACAGACAGGATGAAGAAGACGAAATGCTTCTTATTCCTATCCCTGAAGAACTAGAACTTTTTGAAAAAGCAAAGTTGTTTCTTAAAGAATATAGTGTTAGACAAGTAGCTAGGTGGTTGTCTGATCAATCTGGAAGACACATCTCACATGTAGGGTTATATAAACGTGTCAGAATGGAAGAAAAAAGACGGAGATCGTCCAGCAACTACCGCAGCTATGCCCAAAAATATAAAGAAGCGGCAAGGAAAAGCAAGAAGATCGAAGAAGAAAGACTTGGTGGCAAGCGCACCAGAAACCTCGCCACAGACGAAGAGTACATCGAACTCAGAGATGGAGAGTCCTGCCCCTTCTGCGGTCAAACAAAAGGTAATATTCGAGCCAAACCCAGGTCCACAGACTAGGTTCCTAGCGGCTACAGAACAAGAGGTTCTTTATGGAGGCGCAGCAGGTGGAGGTAAATCGTATAGTCTGGTTGCAGACCCAGTTAGGTACTTTGCGAATCCACATGCACGAATGCTACTTGTTCGTAGGTCTACAGAAGAGCTTAGAGAACTTATTTCTGTAAGTAAACAACTCTACCCTCAGGCTATACCTGGCATTAAGTTTATGGAAAGGGATAAGACTTGGGTTGCCCCTAATGGTGCTACACTCTGGATGTCTTACCTTGACAGAGATGACGATGTTATGAGATACCAAGGTCAAGCCTTTAACTGGATTGGGTTTGACGAACTAACACAGTGGCCTACCCCTTATGCTTGGAACTATATGAGGTCACGTCTACGTGCTACAAAGGCTTCAAAGTTACCGTTGTACATGAGAGCTACATCCAACCCAGGGGGACCAGGACACCAGTGGGTCAAGAAACACTTCATTGACCCTAACACACCTAATGAACCATTCTGGGCTACAGATGAAAATGGTGAAACCATCTGTTGGCCTAAGGGTCACAGTCGAGAGGGTGAGCCTCTATTTAAACGTAAGTTTATTCCTGCTACTCTCTTTGATAACCCTTACCTATCTGAGGATGGAATGTATGAAGCCAACCTTCTATCTTTGCCTGAACATCAGCGAAGACAGTTGCTTGAGGGTGACTGGGACATTAACGAAGGAGCAGCTTTCCCAGAGTTTAGCAGACGCATCCACGTTGTTGAGCCATTCGATATACCAAGTAACTGGGTTCGTTTCAGAGCTTGTGATTACGGGTATGGCTCTTATACTGGTGTAGTCTGGTTCGCAGTTGTTCCAGGATCTGAACAGCTAATAGTCTACAGAGAGCTATACGTATCTAAGATAATTGCTACTGATTTGGCTGACATGATCCTGGACATAGAAAATGGAGAGAAGATTAGGTACGGAGTTCTTGACTCTTCTCTTTGGCATAATCGGGGTGATACTGGCCCTAGCCTTGCAGAACAGATGATTGTAAAAGGTTGCAGGTGGAGACCTGCAGACAGATCAAGAGGGTCAAGGGTAGCAGGTAAAAACGAAATACATAGAAGACTGCAGGTAGATGAGTTTACAGAGGAACCAAGACTTGTTATATTTTCTAATTGCACTCATCTTATATCTCAGCTTCCCTCTATTCCTCTAGACAAAAGAAACCCTGAGGATGTAGACACGAACTCAGAAGATCACTTATATGACGCTTTAAGGTACGGGGTCATGACAAGACCAAGAAGTAGTATATTTGACTTCGATCCTGCAGCACAACGAACAGGATTTCAAGCAACAGATCCCACCTTTGGATACTAAGGAAATACAATGGAAGAAGATGACATCTTTGAATCAGAAGAACTTTATATGGATGACAATGAGTCTTCCTATGTAGAAGACGTAGATGACGGAGAAAAAGTCTTTGATGAAAAAGTAGGAACGATTACTGGCTTTGTAGAGGAAAAGTTCTCTAAAGCTGAAAAATCTCGTTACTCTGATGAACAAAGATGGATTAAAGCATATCAAAACTACAGAGGTGTCTACGGACCAGACGTTCAGTTTACTAGCACTGAGAAGTCTCGTGTGTTTGTTAAAGTCACCAAGACTAAAGTTCTAGCGGCTTACAGTCAGATTACAGATGTTTTATTTGGTAGTAACAAGTTTCCTATTTCCATTAACCCAACTATTCTTCCTGATGGTGTTGAGGATACAGTTAACTTTGAAACAAACCCTGAGATCCAAAAGGCTGACGAAAAGACTCCTTTTACTCTAGAGGCTTTGCAGCCTGGTGAAACTATTATTGATCTGAGAGAAAGATTAGCTGGTCTATCCAACAAACTAGAACCAGTAGAAGATAAACTAGAAGAAGGCCCAGGTACTACACCAACAAAAGCTACTTTCCATCCTTCTATGGTTGCAGCCAAAAAGATGGAAAAGAAAATACATGACCAACTAGAAGAGTCTAACGCACGTAAGCAACTACGTATTGCAGCCTTTGAGACTGCACTCTTTGGTACAGGCGTTATGAAAGGTCCATTTGCTTATGACAAAGAGTACCCTTCTTGGTCAGAGGACGGAGAGTACAGCCCATT